CGGTCATGTCGATCGGCGTGCCCGCCGAGCTCATGACGTATTGAAACGTCCGGTAGAAATCCGCGTCATTCTCGACGGTGATGTTGACGACCGCCGACATTACGGAAACACGTTTGAAATCGCGGCAAACGCGGCGTCGACTTGCGCGCGCGTCGTGATCGTGCCGCCGGTGATGCCGGCGACGGTGTTGCTTTCGCAGGTGAAACACGATTGCACGAACGTCGCCATTTCCTGCAAGACGTGCGCGAGTTGCGTTTCGTTTAGTTGGATGAATGTGCCGTCGGCCAGTTTCCAATCGGTGATATGACCGGGATTATTCACCGCATAGGTGTGCGCGCTGTCGACCGTGTTGCGCGCAACCGGATCGCTCAGGTATGGCTTGCCGGCGATTGTCACGCCGCCGCCCGCCCTGCGATATCGCGCGTCGGCGGCATAAAATGTCAGGTCGGCATACAGGCCATAGGATGACAGCACGGATTGCAGCGATGCATTGGTCTGCGCGCCCGCGTTATCGCGCGGCCAGGGCGTCGCGACGTTGCCGTTGTCCATCCATGCCGCATAATCGGGATCGGCGGCGGTCGTCATGGCCTGTTTGGCGCTGCCGTAGATGCGCCCGTCGTCGGCCAGCCAATAATTATCATTCGTCGTTATCATGGTGGGCTACCCTCTAGGTATATTGGCCGCCGCTCGAAGCGCCGCCTGCCGCGTTGCCAGGAAAATAATTGACGCCGCCGCCGGTAGCGATGACGCCGTTGGTATCGACCGCAAATTTTTGCCCGTTGACAGGCGCGCCGGGATCATAGGTGCGATAGGTGCCGGTGATGCACCCGTTAACCGTTGCATGGGCAAAACAACCAATTGTTCGACTGCCGATGATGTTGAGGTCGGAGCCGCCGAGGAAAATCCGCGAGTTTTCGCTCGATTGCATATGGAATGGGCTGTCGCCGCTGATGTTGATGAAAGCACCGGGATCATTGGATACCGTGCCGCTGAGAACAATGTCGGACGATGCCGAGCTCACTAATTGCGTGTAGGCGCAATAACCAAAGTTGATACTTTTGATCGAACAACTCGCGCTTATCGCCCTGATGCCGACGCCAAGGTGCGGCGTTGTGCCGTTTGCCCCTGACGCGACTGTGAATCCCTGAAACGAGTAGGCGGCTGTCCCTTGCACGAGGATCGCCTCGCCCGCCGTGGCAGAAATTGTCACGGCGGAGGGGACGGCCAGATTGCCGATGAGGGTGATGTAGCCGGCGCCATTGATCGGTCCACACTGGATTGGAGCGTAAGAGCCGTCCGCCACTCTAATAAGAACGCTAAAGCCGTTTTGATTCCAGGTGTGCGCCGTGTCGATTGCTTTCTGGATCGTCGCGAACGGGCCGTGCGCGGTCGAGGCAACGACTGTTGCAACCGTGCCGTCATAGAGCGTGTCGCTTCCGGTCGTTGCATTGACGTAATACGTCATGGGCGCGGTGAGCAATGCGCCGCCGCCACCGCCGCCCGGTCCCCCCTGCAATTGCAGACGCGCGCCGTCATCGACCAGGCCGATCACCGCGCCCTTTTGCATTTCGTTGCCGGTGAGCGCGTCGCCGTTCGGCTTGACGATGTTGCGCGGGCCGAGGCTGTTGATGTTGATGAGCGCCGGGCCGGTGTTGGTGTTGGCAATCTTGACATTCCACCGCTGCCCCGCCGCGTAGGCGGTCAATGCCGGCACGGTGTTGATTAAATACGAATTGGGAATCCCAAAATCCTCGGCGTAGATCAGCCGGCCGCTTTGCACCCCCTTGCCGAGTTGATGCAAGTCGGCGTCGCTCGGCGTGCCGCCCGCGTCGGCGATCAGGTTGACGATCTCGCGTTGCGGATTTTCGATCGACGCCGCCGGCGGGATCGAGCCCATCGTCCCGGTCGACGGGTTGCCGTTGATATACGATCCATTGGGATCGCTAATGCCGTACGGTTGCTCGTATTTCATCGCGTCCTCGTTTAAGGTGTCCCGGCCATTGGATCGCCGGGATTGCTCAAGCCGGAATAGTCAAAGATGATTTGCGTGTGCGCTGGTTTCAGGCGACCGAGCAAGCACTCAAGATCGTCGGCAATGCCGATCCGCAAATGCGGGTCGACGCCGCATTGACCGGACGCACAGCGAAACCAGGTCAATTTTGCCTGGTCGACATGCACGGTCCAGTAAAAGCGGTTGGTATCAGGACCAAGCCCGTAATACGGATATTCGGAGAGCTCGCCGTCGGCGACCGGCGCGTCGCCGCGCGCGTTCATGATCGGGACGCCCCACTCGTTGAGCATGGGGTTGGGCGGCACAACGCCATAGACGCGGGCGTCGCCGACATGATCGAGGCCGACGACAAACGTCCGATATTCGGTAATGGTGATCGTGTAGCCGATTTGCGCGGCGACACCGATAAAGAACTCGCGCGATTGCGCGCCGAGCATCGTCATCCGCATCACGAGCGCGACATGCCGCTCGTCGACGGATTGCGGCGCGGTATAGCAAGGATCGGGCAAGCCAAACGCGCGTTCCCAATCCGGCAACAATTCGATCGTCTCGCGCGGATCGCTTTCGCGTTCCAGCAAATCCGCGGCGCGGCCGTCGACGTCGCCCCATATCTGCGAGAGGCCGCCGAGGAGCCCCATCAAGGTCGAGTCGTATTCGCGCGGCCAGGCCGGCCCGGTAGGCAACAGCGCCGCCAGCGCGTCGACGTAGTCGTCGCCGCTCCGTCGGACGTGCCTGTCGGTCATGCGTAGTAGATCGTTTCCAGCACCGCCATGTAGCCGGGCGCCGGCATCACCGCATCGTCAAAAATAAGGTTGTGATGATCCTCGCCGACGGCGTTGGAAATCGCCTCGTCCATCCATGAGCGGAAGATCGTTTGCCCCGGCGCCGCCTGGACAAACAGCATGTTGCGGATGGATTGCTCGATCGCCGCGCGCGTCGCCGCGTCGTCGACGGCGAGATCGGTAATCGTAATGTCGAGGAAATATTTGATCGGCGCGAGCACATAGCAATCCTTGACCGTGACCGGCCGCTTTTTGTCGATATAGGCGGCGACCGCCAGAATGTCGTCGGGCGTCGGCCAACCGTCATCCGCGGCGCGCAAGTCGTCCATGAGAAACCGCACCGTCATGGTGCCGGGACCTTGCTCGGGCGCCGCCCAGGCGCGCGTCACGCCGGGGACTTGTTTTGCCCAGGCGACATAATCGTATTGCGCGCCGCCCATAGGCGGTTGCTGGATTCGCTCAAGCACGCGCTCGCGGAGCTCGTCGTCGCTTTCAACGTCGACGCCGCCGGTCATTGCGACGACGGTGACGGTGCCGTCGACGCCGGCGATCGCGTTGACAAAGGCGAGGCTCGAGCCCTGGTCGAGATTGCCGGCGATGCCGGGATCGACGGCGCGAACGTCAACCGGTGTCGGCCCGGTGCCGATCGTGATTTGCGCGAGCGTCTCGTAAAGCACGCCGGTTTGGCCGGTCAATTGCGTCGCTTGCGGGAGGATCGAGCCGATAATCCCGGTCGCGGTCACCGAGCCGGATGCAAACGTCGCCGGTTTGCGGCCGCCGTTCGGCAACCATATCGCGGCATGGCGGTCGAGCCATTCCGTCTCCGCGGTGTCGGGCAACAATTGCAACGCCAGCCAATCAATATAGAGCAGCACCAGGTACGCGAGCCCGGCATTGCCGTCGGACAAAACGCGCAAGACGCTATTCGGGACCATCGCCGCCGAATGAAGGCGCGCGGTGATGTAATCGCGGTTTTGCTTGCGGACGTCGTCGAGGCTCGGCGTCGACCAGGGCATTTACTGTCCGATCTCGTTCCAGAGGGCTTGATACTGCAATTGAATCGCCGGCAACGGCCCGCGCCAAACGGTCACGCGCGCGACGATCTTTTGCAGCTCGGGCCGCGTGACCTCGACGTCGATGCGCGAGGCGATGCCTTGCTCGGTAAACGGCCGCAACGCCTCGCGGATATAGTTGTCGACCCGCGCGATCGTCGAGCCCTGTTGTGCAGTGTTGTCGGTGATCTTGTGCCGCTCAAGCAACCATAGCCGCGAGCCGATCGGCCAGCCGTTCCATATGACGTCCGCATTGCTGTCGGCCCACCAGCCGCGGCGGTTGTTATCGTTGGTGAGTTGTGCGTCGGGCAGAATATCGTCGGGATTGGCGCGGCGGTCGGTGCCGAGCGCGACCATGACCGCGGTCGCGAGCGCCTCGGTTTCGTCGATCAGGTTGTCGCGCCGTTGCAACAGGTCGAAGGTGACGACAAACG